TACCCGGTAGGTGGCCGCGATCTCAGGCGCATGCTCGTCCCTGTAGGTCTCCGGAATGTCTTTTGCGGTCACCGAGAAGCGGCGCGGGAACAGCTCCAGGCTCGGATTGATGTCGAGATCATTCTCTGTCCAGTTGCCCGCGAACCCATCCGCTTCGTCGTCATAGATCGGGCTGCTGTTGCGGCCGCCGAGTTGCGTCGGTAGCTGGCCACCACCAGACGGAGGGCTGTCAGGAGCAACTGAGCCAGACGGAGGCGCCAGCGCATCAGCGGCGCCACCACCACCGCGCATCACCGCGATAGAGATCGTGGTCAGGGCGCTTCCGGATGCGAGATCGAGTCGGTCGACAATCCGCTGGCACTTGCCCACCGCGCGAGCGCCCTGATCATCGAGCCGGATCGTATGCACAAGGTCGATCGGCAGGACCATGCTGGTGGGCACGTCCCACGTCACAGTCGTCCCGCGGTGCGCGGCGATGAGCGTCGTGGCGCCCTGGGCCAACAAGCAGTTCAGTGCGGACAAGCGCCGGTTGTCGTCCTTCTCATCGCTGTGCCCTGTGCTGCCGCCGGTGATCGGATCGCTTTCCCAGCCCGAAGCCTTGTCCGACTCGATCTCGAACGAGGCACGCTGCCGACCGACAATCGGGCCGGTAGCTGCAACGCTCGGCTGCACTTCCATCACCAGCCTGTAGCGCTCGGTCACGGACTGCACCCAGCGCCGGCCAGCAATCCAGTTGCCTCCGAGCAGCAGCTCGGTGAAGTTGTTGATCCAGGCCGCCGGTGGGTTGCAGTAGACGCCCGTGGGCGGCAGCGGATACCAGGTGGCATAGAACAACGTCTGGCCGCTGCTTTCGGTCGCAGATGTGATCATCTCTACGTCGGGCAACTCGGTATCGTCGCCGCGCCAGTTGCAGAACCCAGCCTCACCAACAGCGTTCCCTGTGCCGGGGTGCTGCCAGCTATACGAAGCGTTCAACTGCCAGAGCCGGCTGAATCGGTAGTCGCACTCGATCTCGATCCTGTTCGTCTGCGAGCTCAGGTCACCGAGGCTGACCTCAACCGAGTTGTAGACGGTGGACCCGGCGCCGAACTCGAACGCCGGAGGCTGCGAGAACAGACTGGACACACGCAGTTCGCCGGTAGGCGCGCAATCCAGGGCCGAGGCCACGGTCGTCAACCGCTCTTGCGCGTAGTCCCAGCGCGATCGCCCATCAACAGGCTCGAACACATCGGATGACCACTGACCGCCGACCAGCGCATCGATCTGCGCGATCTCCATCGCTTCGATGCGCTGCTGCAACTGATCGGAGCAGCGCGCAGTCAGCGTCCGCCCTACCGCGTCGAACGTCGGGTCCGCGATGCGGCCGGTGAATCTCACCACGTCTGCGGTCACGCCCTCGGCAGTGGAAAGGTAGCGGATCGTGACCGCCCGCCCCACCCACGACGTCGGCGAAACCGGGTCAGTGCCGAGGTACAGCGTGAACGTAGCGGTGCCAGAGGCGCCTTCCTCGCGGTCGACTTCGACAGCCCCAACGAGGCTTGCCGTCCAATCCTCATCGTCGACGAGTAGGCGCAGGCGCCAGGCAAACGCCTGACCAGGCTTGATCTCGACAGGGCCATCTCCGCCGCCGGCCGTGCCGAATCCGTTCAGCGGGCCGGCGTTCAACGGCATGCCGTTCAGCAGCATGTCAAACCTCCTGCCAGTTCAGGGTCCATCCGTGCGCGGCGTTCATCGACGTCGACGGCGGGTCCGCGAACACGTTGAAGCGAGGCATGAACTGGACCATGTAGAGCGTCGCCGCCGGACGCTCTGTAACGGTCACGACAAGGCCTGCTCGCACGCATGGCGTCGGCACCCAGCGCCCCTCAACCAGCGCCAGCGCCCACGGCTCTTTGTCCGTGCGCGGCGCCTTGGGCAGAGTGAACGCCGGAGAGTCCTGGGCGATGCTGATCGGCTGGATCGCTTGCATCTCCAGTGATGATCGGTAGTCGAGCGCGTCGAGCCCGACCGGTACAAGGCCCGAGCCGGTCAACGTGCCGGAGAGCTTGCCGTCCCAGTGGGTCAACTTCACGCCAGCACCGTCGCTCATCCTGACGACCGTCGCACCGAACAAGGGCTCCATCGACTGATCCGGCGCGCCAGCTTCTGGCGGGATGGGTACTCCGCCGAGCGTAATAACCGGGTAATCCATGCCGTTCTCCTACGGACGTGCGGTGCGGCCTCGCTTGAGCGCCTGCAGCCGCAGAATGTCGTTTACCGATCGCTGATCCCCGAAGACCGAGACAGTCGAGCCACCGAACGACAGATCGATCCGTCCCAGGTTGGGGAGTTGCCCTGAGCTCGGCGCCGCTGTCGCGACCTCGGCGGCGGCCGGCGACAACCCGTCGAGACCGCGCATCCCGGCCAAGCGGCTGGCAAGCGCCGACACGCTGTTCGGGATCACCTTCTCCGCGCCACCGAACGCAACCAGTTCCGGACCTCGCTCGCCGACCCATGCAATGCCCGGCGCGGCGCTGTTGGTGCCGGTCGCGTAGCCGGGGAAACTGACCGGTGGCGTGGTGCCGCTCACGGCGGACATTTCGCCGGTGGGCACCAGTTGAACAGGGATCAGGACAGGCGTTTCAGACAGCGCTTGCAACTGTGCCTTGATCGCCTCGATCTCCTCCGGCGGAAGGTTGAACGAGATCTCGATGCCCTGGAGCGCGGTCGCCGCATCGGACAGCTCCGCGATCCGCGCGCGGATGCTGTCGAGCTTCGCGTCTGCCTGCGACTGCTGCAGATCGTTCGCGGCGAGTTCGATGGCCTGGAGCTCCTTAGCGAAGCCGGTGAACCCGTATGTGTTCTCTCCGGCCGCCTGCAGTTGCTGGAGCATTTCGAGCGCCTTCTGCGCCTGCGCCTGTGCCGTCTCGGCATCGCCCTTGCGCAGCGCCTGGGCGGCGGACTGCTTGAGGGTCTGCGCAGATGCATAGCTCGGGTCACCGCCGACGCCGGCTTGTAGCCCGGCAATCGCTTCGCTGTAGCGCTTCTCGATAGCCAGGCGATCCTTCCGAACTTTCTCAACCGCCGCCAGCGCGCCTTTCTCGGCCGCCTCCTGCTTCTTGAGAGAGTCCTGCACCGCCTTCAGCCGGCCGTCACGCACTTGGCGCAGCGCTTCGGAGTACGCACGCTCCGACGAGAGCGCAGCTTGCTGCCGTGCGTCGTCGACCGCCTTGACCTGGGCGGCGGCTTCCTCGGCCGCCTTGCGCGCCTCCGCCGTCATGCCGGTCTGTTCTTCCAGCAACTGCTCGCGGTACCTCCTGAACGCTGCCAGGCGCTCGCTGATCTGCGCGTCAGACATGAACAAGTCGACCACGCCGAAGCCGTCGTCGGCGGCCTGCAACTTCTGGATCTCCTTGTTCACCCTGTCGAGCTCAGTGACGTTCCCGGTCACCCGTGCAGCCAGGTAGCCCAGATCCTCTCCGAAGCCGGAGAACAGCGAGCCACCTTGAGCCGCTGCGGCGGCCAGGCGAACCAGGGCGCTGGCCAGCGTGGTCAGGTTGCCCTGGATCGTCGGGTCGGCAAGTACCTCCTTCAGTTCCTTCAGCGACTCGATCAGCGGGCCGGTGTCCGCCTGGCCGACGCCGCGGCGTATGGTGTCTTCGATCGCCGTCCATTCCTTCGAGACGGAGTCACCAAACGAGGCGAGTTCGCTCTGCAGCTTGGGCAACTGTCCGATCAGCGCGTCGGTGACCACTGCCGCCGTCAGCTTGCCCTCCGCCGCCAGCGCCTTAAGTGCCGAGGTCGGCACACCGATGCCATCGGCCAGAGCCTGCATCAGGCGTGGCGCCTGTTCGGCCACGCTGTTGAACTCGTCCCCGCGCAGCGCGCCAGCCCCCAGCGCCTGGCCGAACTGGATCACCCCGTTCTCTGCCTCGACCGCAGAGGCGCCCGACACGCGGAACGACGCCGACACAGCCTCGGTGACCTTGAGGATATCCTGCTGGGTGCGGCCCGCTTCCTTGAGCGGGCGACTGATCCGCCCGTACAGCGTAATCAGCGCCTCAACCGGCTGGCCGGTGTTGTAGGCGATGCGCTGCAACTCCTCGAGGGCGGTGTTGAACTCTTCCTGGGATCCGGTTGCCAGCCGCAGGCGGGCGTTCATTGCCTGGTAAGCGTCGGCGGTGTTCGCTACCGCCTTCACCCCGGCGGCCAGCGCGCTGAACGTGAGATAGCCTGCGAGCAGCTTGCCGCTTGCGGCCAACGCCTTGTTCGTCACGTTGAGGTCGCGGTTCACCTCGTTGAACATCTGCCGGGTGCGGTTCACCCCCTCGACGATCAGCTGCGTGGTCACTCTACCGGCCATGATCGAACTCCTGCAGGAACTGTTTAAACCCCTTCAGGGGCGCGCGTGCCGCGCGGCGAAGGAGCAGGTGGTCGCGCCGGTCTTGCTTGACCTGTTCGCCGACCTGCTCGAGGAACACCTCGATCTGTTGAAGCGTCATGCGCGAAACCTCGTCGAGACTGAAACCCGCGCGAACCAGGCTGGTTACTGCTGCTGCCCAACCAGCGTTGCCAGCGTCGTCACTGCCGCTTGCTGGGCGCGGGCGAAAAAAGCGGCGTTGACCCGAATCACCTGCATGACGATCTGCATCGCCACGTCGACCGGTAGGCGCCACACGCGCCAGCGGCTGAGGTTCGTGGTCCTGCGCAGGATCTTCCGCAGCTTGGCCGAACCGGTCTTGCCGAACTGCAGGATGGCGGGAACGGTGCCATCGCTCAGAACCTTGAGAAGGTCACTGGCGATATCCCCGAACAACTCGAAGTCGGCGAGGCGGACGTGCCGCACGATCACCGGCGCGCCGTTGACGTAGATGGTTTCAGGTTCGGGAAACAGAATTCCGAGGTCAGACATGGGCCACCCAAATGAAAAGGCCCGCCATCAGGGCGGGCCGGTTGATCTACGGCCATCAGGCCGCGTCGGTGTTCTGGATTTCCCAAGTCCAGATCGCGGCCTCGCCGACGTCGTAGATGTTCGGGTCGGCCAGAAGGCGGATCTGTACCGGGATCACGCCGAACTCGGCGCCCTGGTTCAGCGGTAGGCCGCCATTCAGACTGATCCGCGCATAGAAGCAGTTGATCCGACGCTTCTCACCATCGCCGGCTTCGTTGGTCTGCTCGAACATCACCCGGTAGAACTTGCGGCCGGTGGTGAACGGCTTCACCAGGTCGACAGTCGGGTAGGTGTAGCTGACCTCGATCGGCAAACGCTTCAACCCGCCATCCGGCGGAGCAGTGGTCGCGTTGATTGCGTCGGCCAGCGTGCCGCCCGGCAGAGGCCGGATGCCGCCGGGGGTGACGGCGTAGTCAACGCCGCGCACATAGGTCGGCGTGCCGCCGGCTCCGGTGACGCTGCTGACCTCGAGGGGAATATGCGCAAGGCGGATAATGCGGTCGACGTAGGCATCATGCACCTCTTCGGAGACAGTTCCCGACGGCACGCGCTCGACCGATCCATAGAGAATCGTTCCGGCAGCACGGGGGGAGAAGTTGACGGCCTCGCCGGTGATATTGATCGCCGTGGTCGACGTTACGCCATCGAGCTCAGGCAGGCCGAGGCGCGTCGGGTCGGGGATGGTGATCTCGGTCGATTCCGGTTCGGCGCTGGTCGTCTGAAGCTTGAACAGCTCTTCGAACACGAAAGAGGGATAGGACGCGACCGAGGTAGGGCCGCGGAACAGTTGGGTGTAGAGCATCGTTTTCTCCTCGGCCTGGCCGATCAGTTGTAGGTTTCGACGTAGATCACGCCGATGGTTGCGGTCAGGGTGTGGAAGTTGCGACCGGACTCGGCAAACTGCGCCACCGCCTCGTCGATATCCTCCACAAGCCCAGGGAACTTGCGCTCCGGCTGGTCTTCTCCGAAGCCAAGGGCGCGCAGAATGTCGACGTGGACGTCATCGAGTTCGTGTTCCTCCGCCGATCGCGGGAATACAACCTCGACTTCGAACGTGCGGAGCCTGGTCGCCTGGCGTACCGCCGTTCCGGTTCGCGCGTCGCTCGCGACTCGCACAAGGGCGTAAGGCCCGCTGGCTTTGTCGGGCACTCGATCTGTCGGCCCGTAAACTGCCCGCAGGTCCGTCAGGTAGCCGTTTACCGGGCGAATCTCGCCCAGGCGGGCCCGCAGGTCGCGTGTGACCTGGCTCGCTTTCGTTCGCATGGTTGGTTTTCCTCAGACGGCCTTTTCGAGCTCGCGGCGGATGCGCCGCTCGAACTCTTGGCGCAGAAACGCATTGGTCCAGCGGATGGTCTTCGCCGTAGTCAGCAGCCTGAACCAGTACGCCACCGACGGGCCTTGTGCTTCCTGCAGGGCGCGCCGATAGGTGTAGCTGGTGACATTGGGCGAACGACCCCGCGCCGTCCTGGCCCGCTGACTGCGGGTAGACAACGGCCGCTGCAGCCGCCCCGATGGGTTGACGAAGCCTGCGGCAACTTTCCGACCGTTCGGGCCGACGACATAAATCCTCGCCCGCGTCGAGTTGATTGACTCGAAGATCCAGCGCCGGTATGCCGTGACGTTGACGCCAGACGACGACGGAATAAGCCTCGCGTTCATCCGACCCGCCCTCGCGCGCTTGATCACGATCCGACGGTTGGCGAAGGCACTGGTGAACGCGGGCCGCATCGGTTCGTTGTAGCGCTGCTTCCTCGTCTGCGTCGCCGTGGTATTCAGCGCGCCGCGCATCACTGGATCAACGCGCCGGCCGGCTTCCCGGAGGCGCGCTTGCGCCTGCTCGACGCCGACCAGCCTGATCGGCGCCCTCATTGCACACGCTCCAGCCAGAGCCCGCGGACAATGCCGTCGTCGGTGCCGTCGGCGTAGTCGACGACGTAGTAGCTCACTCGATCCACCTCAAGCAGATCGCCCACCTGCACCCTCCCCGTCTCGATCAGCGCAACCTCGGCGCGGATCCTGTAGGCCGTCGCCTGGCCGTTCTCGTCCAGCCAGGGCGCATCGTAGTTCAGAAACACCCGGCAGTTTCGCGGCGGCGCGCCATCTGGCCGGTATGTCGCCGGCTCGCCGATCAGCTCTGTTGCGGTGATCGCCAGTTCGGCCCGACGGCCAGTGAAGTCGCGGGCGCTGTCGATGTGGAAGAGGCGCCCATCGGCGCGCAGGTAGCGTCCCTGCCGAATGCGCTCGTCCCACCAGGCCCGAACCTCAACCTTCGCCGGGTTCCGCAGCCCACCCGGAAACGGCGGCTCCGCGTTCTCCTTGGTCTGAATGCCGCACCAGATCCAGTCGATGCATCGCGGCGCCAGGTCTTCGTCAAGCACCAGCAGATCCGCCGGCGTGTCGAGCCGTCCTGCACGCATCGCTACCCCCTACTTCTCTTCGGCCTGGGTGGAACCCTTGGGCGATTTCGCAGGGGCTTTGCGCGACCTCGGGTCGAGGGCTTCGCCATTCGTTACCAGGCGCTCACCGTCCTCGGGCGTGGTATCGAACGGCTCGCCAGGCTGGACCAGGCGGCCGCCGCGATAGAGCGGCTTTATCGCTTTGAACTGCATGTTGCTCTCCTTTCGGTTTGCCCTAGCGCAAGTTCATCCAGCGGTAGGGCTCCCAGAGGTATTGGGTGGCCATCGGTAGTTCCGACGTATTGGTTCCGATGACTGCTGACTCCCGGTTCGAATACCAGTGCGCGATCAGCATCAGCGCGCCGCGACGGATCGATCCCGTCATGCGGATGGAGTTTCCGACGGGGTCCGGCAGCGGATCATCCGGAGCCAGCAAGGTCCGGTTGGTCCGAGCGTTGAACACCTCCACCGCATCCGTGATCAAGCCCTGGATGTACTCATCGTCCTGGGAGTGGCGAATCCGCAGATGCTCCTTCGCCACGCTCAGGTCAATCATCGTTCGGGACCAGCGCGAGGAGCGTTTCCTTGTTGGCCCCCTTGTCGAAGGGGATACCCTTCGCAGTCAGCAGGGCCTTCAGTTCCGCCATGGTCAGCTTCTTCAGGTCAGATCCGCCACTGGGACCGTCAACGAGAGTGGCGACCCCCAGGTGATCCACTGCCACCAGCGCGCAGCGGTCGGAAACCTCCTGCTCGCCGACGTCCACGGTTATGACAACGTTGCCGTCCGGAGAGAACGGGAACGCCTTTTCGACCAGAATCTTGGGCATTGCAGTGTCCTCCAAGGAGGGCCGGCCAGCGCCGGCCCTCCCACGTTACGCGGCCGAGAGGGTCAGCACCTTCACCGCCTGGGAGTCGACGAGCATGCCGCCGACGCGCTTGGTGGTGTAGAAGCCGACATAGGGCTTGTTGGTGTAGGGGTCGCGCAGAACGCGGGTGCCGATGCGGTCCACGATGGTGTAGGCCCGCTTGAAGTCGCCGAAGGCGAGGGCATTCGCGTCAGCCGCGATATCCGGCATGTCCTCGTTCTCGGTAATGCCGTAGCCGAGCAGGCTGGAGGGCTGGCCGACTTCAAGGCCAGGGCGCCACAGGTAGTTCCCCTCGCTGTCCTTGAGCTTGCGGACGTAGGCGACCGTCAGGTTGTTCATCATCCAGACGCCAGCACGGCGATAACCCGCCTTGACCGCTTGCACCAGGTCAATGAGGTTGTCGCCGTTGAGGGCGCCGGCGTTGCCACTTACCAGTCGCTGCAGAGTGCCGTAAGGACGGGTCTTGTCGCCAGCCACTGCGAAGGGATAGGCCAACAGGCCCTTGGGCTTGTTGACGCCATCGCCCAGCAGGAATGCGGAGCCCTCCTTCTCGGAGAATTCCCGGCCGACTTCGCTGTTCAACCAGCCCTCCGCATCGAAGAACATATCGTCGAGACTGGTCTGGGTGGCTTGCGGGTTGGCGTAGAGCTCGCCCATGACGGCGTTGATCTGCGCCAGGGTCGGGGTACTGGTTTCCGGGCGTGGTGCAGTTTCGCCGACCCAGCCGGAGCCGGCGCCGCCCAGGTTTACCAGACGCTTGTAGTCCGGGGTGCCGACGGTGATCTGGTTGCACACCTGGCGCATCGGCGACTCGTCGCGCAGCAGCTCGATGATGTTGCGGTCGAGTTCCTCCGGGACAGCGTAGCCACCATCCGCATCGACGCCGATCTGCAACGCCTTGGCCTGCAGTTCACCCAGACCGGTATCAATGCCCTTGCGCACGAACTGCATGAAGGCGGCCTTGTGCTCGCTCGCGGCCTTGGTGCCGGTGCCATCCGGGCGCTTCATCCCGGCCAACTCCTTCTCCAGCGCCGACTTCATGTCGTCCAACTGGCCCAACTTCTCGTTGAGGGTTTCGACCTGCTCGACCAGCTTGCCTTTCTCGGCCTCCAGGGCCTCGACGCGCTTGTCGTTCTTCTGCTTGAACTCGTCGAACTTGGCGCCGAGTTCTTCGGCAACCTGTTTTACATCTTGGATATCAGCGGGCATGGGGTTCTCCTCACATGCGATTAATCAGGGATTTCAGGGAGTCGAGCGCGGCGCCAGCATCCGCATCACGCGGGCAAGCAGCGCTGTAGCCTTTGGCCATGAAGGCCTTGGCCTGGGAGCCAGAGAACCCAACCTCGCGCAGGGCTCGCTCCACTTTGCTCGGCGGCGGCGTCTCGCCGCGCGCCAGCAGGGTTTTCACATCGGAGATACGGGCCTCATCGTTGGCCGGGAAAGTGACCAGAGATACCTCCCAGAGGTCGATAGCCTTCAGCAGCCAGATGCCCTTCTCCTTGTCGTACTCGTAGTCATCGAGCATGTAGCCGATCGATAGGCCGGAGAGGCTGCCGGCCTTCATGTGTGCATGAGCGCGCTTCGCGAGGGGGTCGTCATCGATCAACAGACGGCCCTTCACATACAAGCCGTTTTCGTCTTCGCGCATCTCTGTGTAGGGCCCGAGCGGCTCGGCGCTGTCGTGCTGCCAAAGCATCGCGGGCAAGCGCCCCTTTTCCTTCCAGCGAGCCAGCGAGGCCTCGAAGGCTCCTCGAACAACCACGTCGCCGTAGCTGTCGACGACGCCGAACACTGAGCCGTAGCCCTCGAACTCGCCGGTATCGCTGACTGCCTTCAGCGTCAGCGGCACATCAAGGCGTTGTTTTGTCAGCATCGAGTGCCTCCGGATTGGTGGTCATGTTGGTCGGGGTCAGGTAGATATCGCCGCCGGGGCGGGGATTGAGGTCTTCCAGTTCGCGGCAGTCGTTGGGGCTCAGAATCCCCCACTGGATCCCCTTGCCGTATGAGGTGTATCGCCCGTTGAGGTCGCCCCTCATCAGCGCGCCGGCATTGAACTTGGCGAAGTGGGTTTTCGCATCCTTCTCGCTCAGCAGCCCGACTCGGATGCGGGCCTCGATGCGCGTGAGGATCGGCACAAGCGAGTAGTTCACGAAGCTCATGCCCATGTGCTCGATATTGTTCAGCGTCATCTTGTCGAGGTTCGCCACCAGGTGAGGCGGGACGCGGAACAGACCGCACAACTGCGCCTCGGTCATCTTTCTCGACTCGATGAACTGCGTGTCCTGGGCGTTTAGGCTGATCGGCTTCCAATCAAGCCCCATCTCCAGAATCATGGGTTTGTAGGCGTTGGCCGTCCCCATGTGCTCGCCCTGGAACTGCGCGGACAGGCGTTCGAAGGCCTCATCGCTCAACGTTTGGTCCGTCTTCAGAACCCCGGAGGTCACCGCGCCGTTGGAGAACAGCTTGGCGGCGTGAGTTTCCATCGCCTGATTCAGGCCGATGACCTGGCGGGCATAGGCGATGGGGTTCAGCCCCGTTAGGCCATCAAGAGTGAACAGGCGGACGTGCCAGATTTCGTCCTGGGAAAGGGTCTCGACGCCGCTCTTGAACGTGACGTCATACTCAACCGTCCAATCATCTTTCAGCTTCGGTTTCACCGCCGCCGGGTTGATCGGCAGCAGTTCCACCACGTTGCCGAGCGCCATGACCTTGTAGGCGTAGAAGTTGCCACGAAGACAAAGGCAGACCACCAGCAGTTCCCAGAACTCTTGCGCGGTCATGTACCCGTTCGGCGCCACTGCGAGCACGTCATACAGACGGTTGGACAAGGCCGGAATCCGTTCGCGCTCCGTCTGTTTGAAGAGCCGGCAAGGCAACATGCCAACTGACTCGGCCAACACCCGGACGCAGTTGAAAACAACGGTCTGTTGCATGGCCGTGGTGGTAGTGACCCGCTGCCCCGACTCCGTCTCATACGCAACACCCAGCACCTGCGCCAGCTTTTCGGGCGTATCGATGATCAACGGGTCAGAGCCCTTGCCGAACCATCGGCCCAGCTTCTTCAAAATTCCCATCAGAGCTTCCTGATACCGTGTTTCACGATGTGGTCGGAGAGGGTTTCTTCCGGCGGCTCCTGCGCAACGACACGCCCGATCGCCATGATCAGCGCCACAGCACCGTCGATCTTGTTGTCCTCGCCTTGCTTGATCGGGCGAACGACGTCGTCATTGCCCGGCAGGAACTTCCCGATCACGTTCCCTATGCACCAGGTCATGATCGGGTTGCCGTCGTGGTGGAACCGGCCTGAGGCGATGGCCGCTTCGAGCTCCTTCATGGGGGAACTCATGTTGGTGTAGTTCTGGGTGATGACCACTGGGGTCAGCCCTTCGTCGTCCAGTTCGTGGCTTATGCCAGTCGCGCCGAACGGGTCAATCGGACTCTCGCGAACGGGGTTGGCCTCGTTCGCTTCCAGCGCTTCGGCGAGGATCTCGCGGTAGTCCACCTCTGCGCCGGCGGTGGCGTACAGGTGGCCGGCGTTGAGCCAGGCCTGGAACCGCTCGGCCATCCGCTTGTTGTCTTCGTCGTAGACCCGATCCTCTGGCACCCAGAAGCGAGGCGACACGCAGTAGTAGTGCCGTCGGCCGTCGATATCCCTCCAGAACAACCGCGCCATGCTGTTCATGTCGAGTTTGCGCGCCAGGTCGAAGGCCAGGACACATTCCTCTCCAGCGAACCGCTCCAGCGTGAGCGACTTGTCCTCGCAGGCCTTCCACAAGGCCATGTTGAAGAACCCAGTCTTCGCCGAAACCCAGATGTTCAGGTGCTTCGTCTTGAAGGTGTTCGTGAACCGCGCCGAGCGGATGGCGCGAGCCAACTGGCTCTCCAGATACTCCCGATAAACCGATACGCCGATGTTCGGGTTCGCCTTGGCCAGGTTCTTCGGGTCCGTCCAGTCGTCCCCCTCGTCGAGGGTCCAGATCCAAGCGAACAGTTCGTCGTCCGGCACCACGCCCGACAACATCTCGATCGCCTGGCGGCGCTTGTCGTAGCACGGTCCCTCGATGTTCGCGCCGGCCGTGGTGATGATGAACATCAGCGGTTGTCGGCGAGCGCCCATGCCGGTCAGCATCGTGTCGTACTGGCCGGAGTTGTCGTGCTCGTGGAACTCGTCGATCAGCGAACAGGACGGGGAGGAACCATCACCAGGGTCACCGATGATCGGTTCGAACCGTCCGCCATCGGCGGGGGTATTCATGTTCGAGGCATTCACCTCGATGCCGGCGGCGGCGATCAGCAGTTCCGAGCGCTTCACCATCAACCGCGCGGGCCGGAAAACTTCCCATGCCTGCTTCTCGGTGGTAGCGCCGCTGTAGACCTCGGCACCGAACTCGCCATCCGCGACGAACATCGAGATTCCGGTGCCAGCGGCGATCACCGACTTGCCGTTCTTCCGCGGTACCTCCCAGTAGCTTTCACGGAACCGGCGAAAGCCATCAGCCTTTTTCTTCCAGCCGAAGGTCACAGCCAGGCCAAACAACTGCCAGGCCTCAAGCGAGATTGTCAGTTGGAGGCGCGCCCATTCCCCCTTCGTGTGGGGAAGAAGCTGGATCAGCTTCAGCTTCTTCTCAGCGGCTTCGGCGTCGAAGTAGAACGGACAGTCCCGACTCCGGCTCTTCTTCAGGTCGGAGAAATGCCGCTCGATCGCCTGGTGGATATACAGGCAGGCGGGTACCTTCCCCTTCAGGACGGTCTTCGCCCAAGCCATCGCCTTGTCGACGTTAGCGCAGGCGGCCTTTGCCATTGCTTACCTCAGTAGTTCAGCGAAGGGATTCGCCTCCGGCTTCTTGTTGCCTCCGATGAGCCGGGTCCGGCTGGAGGGATCCAGGCCGAGCAGCGAGCCAAACGTCACCATCTGGCGCATCGCTTCGTTGGCGGCGGTGAGCGCGGGGTTCTTCATCGGGCTGCCTTGAGCACTCGTTACTGTGATTCCCGAGCTCTGCACTTCCTCCTCAGCCATGCGCCACTTGTCGTACGCGACGCAGAACGCCTCGACGTTGTGCATGTCGGTAATGGCCAGCACGCCCGCACCGAGTAACTCCGGCACGATCATCGACCACATCTCCGCAGCGCGAGGCCGAAGGTGGCCCGGCGCATCGATATCGGTCACATCCGAAAACTTGGGTTCGTCCTTGTTCAGCGCCCGTTTGCCGGGGTTTCCGGCGAGCGCCTTCTTGGCTGTCGGCTTGGGCTTCCGGCCCCGGCCGGCCACTCTGGCGACGCCTGCCATCGGGCAACTCCTGATTTTTTAATTTCGCGGGCGCGTAAATCCGGTTCCCCCCGTCGTTCGGGAGGTTGGCCGCCAGAACTTTCAGCCACCCCCCTCCCCTGGGCGTTTCAATGCACCAATTCGGGGCATCCTCGGGGCGCCAGGATCCGCACCGTTCTCGATCCGTCCAACGCGCTCGCCTACGCGGTTGTGGCACGCCCGACACAGGGCGCGCAGGTTCGACCAGACCAGGCTCAGCTCTGGGTGAGTCTTGCGCGCCTTGATGTGGTCGGTGATCTGGCTCGGAGCTTCGTCACACTCCTCGCAGATCGGGTGCAGCCGTCGATATCGAGCGGAGAGCCGCTTCCAGCGCTCGGTCTTGTAGAACCCATCGGATTCATCCCGACACTGGTTGTAGCGAGCGTGAACGGCCTGCAGGTGCTTCTCCCGCTGCTGCTGAGCCAGCACCGCATGCTTCTCGCAGTGCGAGCCCTGTCGGATCAGCACGTTGCATCCTGGGTACGCGCAGGGCTTAGCCGGTCGTCTCGGCATGGTTCACTCCTGTCGCTCGATGCAGTCCAGCACCTGCACCGCGCACGCTGTCAACGCAGCTTCAACGGCATCGATCGCCGCAGTTGCATCCTCACCGTTCGCCAGCGGCGGGCGGCCTGGGAGCCGACACGGCGTCAGCGGACACTTGGCCTGCTGCGCGGTAGGCGCTGGGGTCAGTGGTTTCGGGGCGGGCGTACATCCGGCCAAGGCCAGCAGGGATGCCAGCACGCAGCCAGTCGCGAACAGCCTGGTCATTCTCTTTCAACTCCCGTAACGCCGCAGCGTGGCGCGTACCCTGTATCTCCAAGGCCTGGCCAAGCTGGCGGGTTTGCCGTTCGATCTCGGCGACGCGGCCGAGCTGGCGTTGCTGTTCAGCGAGAACGCCGGCCTGCAGATCGATCATCTGCTGATTGCGGTCACGCTCCTGCGCCGCGACGTCAGCACGCTCCCGCTCTGCGGTCACTTGCAGACTCAGGCGGTCCATCCGCCACATCATCCCCATCGCAACGAGCGCGACGATCAACCATGGAACCCACCTCATCACGCACCCGCCAGCGCTGCGCGCGCCCATTCGAGACGCGCCACTCGATCCTCAGCACCGTTGTAGCCGCCGTTGATCTTCAGAGTGATCCGCTCGAATCGGCCTTGGTCAGCCAGGTCGTTTAAACCCCGCGACTTCCACCACCACCCCGCGGCGATTGCTGCCCAGGTCCGTTGCTCCAGCAGTTCCGGTTGCGCTACCAGTGGCAGCGCCAGGGCACGTGCAGCTTCGGTGTAGTTGTCGCGGCCGGTGATCATGATCAGGCCGCGGCCACGGTATCGATACCCATCGCCCGTATCCGGCGACCCATTGCCCATCCTGTTGGCATAGACGCGGTTCGCGATGCGCTCGGGCTGGCGGGCGTACTGCTTCGCCTCGGCCGGCGTGAACCGCTTCGGCCACGTCTTGAGCAAGCCCTCGGTGGAGTAGTTCAGGTTCTCGACCAGGCGCTTGAGGCTCTGGCTTTCGTGCCCGACCTGAGCCAGGAACATCGCCACGCGCTCGGGCGTGTTGATCTCGAACCGAGCCATGGCACCGTTGAGGTGCTCCAGCCAGGTCGTTGCAGTAGCAGCACCACACCCGGTAGCGCGGTCAAGTTGATCGGCGGTGATCTTCATCAGCCCACCTTCCTTTCCGCCCAACGTGCGCCCAGCTTCTGCACAGTGCTTACCCCGAGGACACCAACGAAGCCGGCGGCGAAGAACTGCCAGGCAGGGCTCCAGCCAAACTCCTTGGCGGTGAGACCGACAACCATGACCAGCATCGCGCCAAGGGCCGCCTCGATCAGTTGCCGAACAATGCTCGGCTCCTTCCCCTCGTACTGGGTACGGAGCCAGGTAAGGATGAAGGCGAGCCCCATCGCCAGCCCTTGCTCGCGCAGCGCGAGCAGCACCGTGGCCCAGAATGACGGGTCCTTCTCTGGCATCTTCATAGTCTCGATATCCCCTCGGCGGGGCGGAAATGAAAAACCCCGCGTCGAGCGGGGCCTGTGAGTAGGTGCGGGCGCGGCTTTTCAAGGGTCCGCACTCCCCGTAGCGCTGAGCGCCGCCCGCAAAGACAAATACTACATTTTTGTTGTATCACAACAAATTTGTTGTATAATGGACCCATCCAAACAACAGAGACGAGGTGATGAAGTTCAGCGAATTCAGACGATGGTTGAAGGCCCAAGGGGTGACCTTCGAAGCCGGCAAGGGAAGCCACTTCAAGATCACCGCCCCGAACGGCAAACAGACCACCTTCGCGGACCACGGAGCTAAGGAAATGCCAGAACCGACCCGCAAGGCGATCATCAAGCAACTGGGGCTCAAATGAGCCCCCCTCGCCTGCAAGCGCTGAACGATCACCCCGGAGGAGTGACCATGTACGACTATGCAATCCGTTTCGAACAGGACGATAGCGCTCCTGGCGTCGCCGTTTTCTGCAGAGACCTGCCGGAACTGAACAGCTACGGCGACGATAAGGCCCATGCAATCAGCGAGGCGGTTGACGCCATCGAGTCAACCCTCTCGCTGTACGTTGATCAGCGCCGAGAAATCCCCGCAGCCAGCCAGGCACAACCAGGCGAGCGCGTTATCCATCTGCCGGCGGTTACCGTTGCGAAGGTCGCGCTCTGGAACGAAATGATCCGTCGAGATATGCGAAAAGCTGACCTCTGCCGGCTCCTCGGGATCGCGCAGATCCAGGGTGACAGGCTCGTCGACTTCCTCCACAACACCAAGATGGAAGCCATGGAGAACGCGCTATCCGCCCTCGGCCTCCGCCTATCAGTGAATATCGAGGCGGCATAGACGAAAAGCCCAGCACGAGGGCTGGGCTCTGAAATAGGTGCGGGTGGATAGGGGCCACTACCCCGTGCGCATCCTGCGCTCCACCTGCATTGATTGGTTATCGCAAAGGGTGAAGGCCTTGCGGGTCGGTAACCCGTCACTTTGCTTACAGCCCGATGTGGCAGGTGAGACTGCCGTCTACCGAGTTTCGACCTTCGAATGAAAAAGCCCGGCGGGAGGGGCCGGCCGGGCTTCCCGCCTCTGTCGAGGAATAGCCCAGGTGGAAACCACGGCATCGGCGGGGCCTGATAATGCCGTGCTAGGTTGGGCAACGCAATAAAAAACCCGGCGCGGAGGCCGGGTTTCGGTGTCGATCTGGCTTAGCGCGCACGGATCAACAGATGTGGTTACGTTACGCTCAGTCGATCACATTCGTCAAGCCGCATCGAGCAACTTCTCGCGGTCAAGGATCTCGGTTACATGCACCAACGCCTCTTCCTCGAAACGATCAAGCTGTTTCCGAATATCCCTGCGCCAGCGGTTTCGAGTTGAGTCCGGTCGCGCGTCCTCATCCCAGTTGTTCATGTCGTACCACTCCTTGGGGAGCATCAGGATAGCGGTTGATCGCTTTCCGTTCTTGCCCTTCATCATCGGGATAGCCCAGGTCGCTACAGCACGCTCCAGAAACCGAGAAGGCGCAGGCGAATGCACCCTGCTCGCCAGTCGCTCGATGGCCTGCCCACGCCGATCAAAGTGCGTCGAGTAGCGAGCGTGCAGCACGTCCCACTCGGCCGGCGAAAGCTCCCGGTGCAGTAGGGCGTGCAGGATGCAGTCGAACTCGAACTGGTCCTGAGCAGAAAGCAGTGCCCGAAAGCCGCCATCGACCTTTCGGTCGATAAGCCTCTGCCAGCTCTGCTTCGCCGTGTTGTCGATGGCATCGGCCGCCAGGACGCGAACGATCGCCGGCATCACGTCGCGGTAGATCCCAGTCATGCAGCCCCCTTCGGATTGCCATTCAGGCCGAACAGATCACGCAGCAGCGTTTCCACCGCCGCCCCCTTCGCATTGCCGTCCTGCAGCCAGAGACGGCCGTAGTCGTGGAAACCGAGCGTTCCACGGTCACCGTGCCAGTTGGCAACTATCTGCAAGAGAGTAGCCAGCGCTGCTGGACCGCCGACTTTGACCTGCGCCAGCTCCTGACCGGCCACCTTGAGAAACTCCCGCTCCAGCCTGGTCATGACCTTGCGGGGTGCCATCGGTTGTACGTTGCTCATCGGGTACCTCGCGCAGAGCTGACGCTCCAGTCGTTCAGGCACAGCATGCTCAGCGAACCGCCGAAACATGCGCCTGTGTCCAGATAGAACACGTTCCCCAGTCTGGTGAGCCTGTTGTGCGGTGTGTGCCCAACCAGTACTGCGGCAACGCCCTCGACAGGAGTGGAGTCCTCGTTCGCTGCCCTGGACCTCGCCCACACAGCGGCGGTGACGTGCGCTTTCTCTCCAGCCTCCACGCCGGCGCAGAACGCCTGCCAACTCTTCGCCTGGCACTCGGCATGAACGATCCCGACGGCGCCAGCGGCGGTCTCCACCTCGATGGCCAGCGGCAAGTCGTCGAACAACTCGGCGTAGCCCCGCTGCTCTGTCTCCGGCAATCCAAGCAGCCACGCGCCCCCATTGGCGACATGGAGCCAGTCGTCGCCGCCATGCTTGTACGTGTCGACGACCATCTGCTCATGATTCCCTCTGACCGCGTGGAACCAGGGCTGGCTTAGCCATTCTTGGACCAGGTCCGACCCCGGCCCGCGGTCCACCAGGTCACCAACGCTGAACAGCCGATCAACCGCCTTGTCGAAGGCGGCCTGCGCCAGCAACGCCTCCAGCAGATCGAAGCAGCCATGCACGTCGCCAACGCAGAAGTCACGCCCAGCGGTGTTGCGCTCAAAGCGCTGAACCAGTGTCACTGCATACCCTCCATCCGCTGCCTGGCTTTCTCCGCACAGGCTTGAAACACCTCTATCCCCACATGCTCACGCAAGGCCTCGATCAGCAACCGGTTGGCCAAGTCGTTATGGGCCCGGCGACTGTCCTTGCGCAGCCTCGCGATATGGTTCTGGAGACGGACCTTGTCTCGGTTCATCCAGCGGAGCGCGGTGCTTGCCCGGCTGTACCAGATCTCGTCAACGCTGCGCCCCGTCGCCTTCTGCTCAGCCTTGGCCGCCTCAATCTGGCTGCGACAACTGATGCAGGACGCGCTCAAGCGCTCCATCAACTCTTCGCACTCCTCCAGCGTGTTCGGGAGGGTGATCGGGAATTTGTGTTCGGTATTCACGCTGTTTTCCCCTTGCCGTACTGACGGCCCTTGTAGGGTCTGGCCATTTCGACTTCTTCCTCGCTGGGCTGATAGCCGCCGATGATCTCCACGAAGCGGTGGTACTGGCCCTGGTGCTGAACGTGCGCCACACCCACCTGCCCGTGCCGGTTCTTGTCGACGATCAGTTCGGTAATGCCAGCCTTGCCGGCGTCGCTTTCCTGGTCCCTGTGGACCAGCACCACCACGTCCGCATCGGCCTCGATCTGCCCGGAGTCACGCAGGTCGCTCTTGGTCGGACGCTTGTTGCCCCGCGCCTTCGGCCCACGGTTGAGCTGCGCCAGCACCACCACAGGTACGCCGAGTTCCTTGGCCAGTCGTTTCAGCCCCTTGCTGATCTCGGTCACCACGTCGTAGCGGCTCGCGTTCCGCTGCTCGCCCTTGATCAGGCCGATGTAGTCGACGGCAACCAAGCCCAGTCCATGCTCGCGCTTCACTGTCCGGCAGATCTGGCGGATGTCCCGGAGCGTCAGCGAGGCGTCGTCGCAGAGGATCAGCGGGGCATGGTTGAGCTTGTTCACCGCACCAGTCAGGCCCGGCCAGTCTGAATCGGCCATCGAGTGGCCTTCGGCAATGTGCTTGAGCGGAACGCTGCCCACCGATGACAGCACGCGGTTGGCCAACTCGACATCGGTCATCTCCAGGCTGAACACCAACGCCGGCTCGTTGCACGCCAGCGCCACCCGCTCGGCAAACCCAAGGCCAAGCGTGGTCTTGCCGCTGCCCGGCTCGCCGGCCACAACCACCATGTGGCCGGGACAGATACCCGGGATGAAGGCGTCCAACGAGGGTAGGCCGGTGTCGTACCCCAGCTTCACCTCACGGTTAAAGCGCCTGTCGATGCCGTCGATGGCCTCCGGCAGCACCTCGCCGATGAAGCGGTACCGGCGCCGGGAGTCGAGCCCCTCGGCCTCGAGGGCAACCCATGCCTGCTGGCCCTGACTCAGCACCTCGTCCAGCGGTTCGCCATCCTGCAGACGCTGGCTCATCACCTCGGCCGCGGCGATCACCCGGCGCGCCACCGACCGCTGCTTGATGATCCGGGCGTACTCATCAGCGTTCGCGGCGCTTGGGGTGTTCTTCACCAGGCGGGCAGCGACCTGCAGGGTGCTCTGCCCGTCCACCAGTTGAGCCCGCGCCTCGTAGAGGGTCACGATGTCGACCGCGACGCCTTTCGCCTGGCAGGCCAGCAGCAGCTCGAACAGTTCCGCGCAAGCGGGGTGGTGGAAGTCCGAAACCTCCAGCTTGGCGCCCATGTCCTCGATCAGGTCGCCCCTCTGGATCATGGCGCCGATCACCGCATACTCGGCTTCGTGGCTGTAGAGCTTCGACTCTGGCACCTCGTAGCCCATCACCGGGACATCCTGCATCTCGAGGTATCCGGTCATACCGAACCTCGCACGGATTTCCAGCGCAACAGCACCACTTCGCCGTTAGCGTCGCAGAGGCGATCAATCACGCGATCCCCGATGAATCGCCGGATATCGACCAGGCTCAGGTTGCTGATCAGGATGGTCGGAAGCAGGCGCTCGTAGCGGCCATTGACGACCTGGAACAGTACCTGGCGCTCGAAGTCGGTGCCGTGCTGGGCGCCTACCTCGTCGATCACCAATAGGTCCGGAGCGTGCAGACTCTCGTAGACCTCGGACTCGCTCTTACCCTTCCGCCCAAACGTGTCCTTCACGCCCAGGATCAGGTCGGGTGCGGTGATGTAGCGCGCCGTCGCGCCAGCCAGACCTTCGGTGCGCAGCACCTGCTGGATGATCGCGCAGGCCAGGTGAGTCTTCCCGGTTCCCATGGTGCCCAGCAGCATCAGCGAGCGCCCAACCTTCCAGTTCGAGGCGAAGTCGTCTGCGTAAGCCTTGCAGCGAGCCAGGACTGGCGATTGCTGGTCCGGTGCGAAGTCGGTGCGGTAGTTCTCCAGGGTCGCCGGCCGGAAGCGCGGCGGTATCTGGCTCTCCAGCAACGCGGCGTTGACCATCCGGGCATCACGCGCGTCCTGCGCCTTGGAGCGAACCTCCGGATCGGATGATTGGCGAGCTTCGAACTCGCAGCGCCAGCATCCAGTCCAGACGAACCCGCCGTCGAACTGCTCCTGCTGCTTGCTCTCGAAGCCGCCGTGAACAGGGCAAGTCTCGTCCCTGGTTTTCACTTGGTTTTTGGTCATGGTCATGGTCTCGCAATTCGGTAGGTGCCGTCGGCCTGGCGCTCCAGGCCCTCTTCGTGATCGATCTGATCCAGGTTCAAGTGGGGCGGACTGCCCTGGTGACCTGCGGAAAGGACCCCGGAGTTGATCAGCCACTCGAGCTCAAGGCCCGTCCATCCGCGCTCAATCGCTTTGCTTAGCACCCTGTCCGGAGCGGCGCCGAGCTGAGCAGCACCCAGGAGCGTCTTGGCTATGCCCTTCCAGGCGAGGTCGGTTAAAGGCGCCCGCTTGGCCTTCCGGTGAACCAGATACGCCTCTGCCACGTCCCGGGAGAGCCCAGTGACACTGTTGGTCATCGTGGTTGCGGTGACGGTGGTCGACTTCCTGGGTTTGGAGCGAGGCCGATCACTAGCCGCGCCAGCGGCACCCCCCTCGGGGGGTAAGGGGGGCTCTTTATCTTTTCTTTTCTCTTCTCTTCTCTTCTCTTCTCTGGTCACGCTGTTGTCACGCTCAGATAGTGACGTTTTCCCGCGCTTAACTTGCTGCCGATCCTTCGCTAAGGCCCGTGTTTTGGCGCTTGCGCCGTTGTGCCTATCGAAGAGGGGAATCTCGATTCCGGTCGGGTGGACGATCAACCAACTGTTTTTCTCCAGCAGGTCTGCGAACCCGTCACGTTGCACGTAACGATCAATCCATTTCTTTGTCACGCCGTCTGCGTGACCATCGCGTGACTGAGAATTAGCCCAGGACCAGAAACGATGGAGCATTCCGACAACCTCGTTCTCCGAGCAATCGAGGGCCGCCGCAATACCAATTACAGAGGGGTCAGTCGCCAGATCGACGCGCATCTTGATCCAGTCGCCCGCCATTAGCCGTCACTCTCCAAGTCATCAGCCAGGCGCAACAATTCATGGGCCACCAACCTGGCCTGCTCAGGAGAAAGAAGAACGATGTTGTCGTCCGCGCCGTAGGCAGCCAACGGATCAGGCTGTGCGACCACAACATGCCCATCGGCACCGAGATAAACCTCTGTTTCATAGGTTGCTGGCAGCTTCATATGTCCAGTTCCTCGGTAACGCGCTTCACGAAGTCGTGATATCCCTCGGCCATGAGGAATCCTTGATCTTCAAGCGCACCGCGGCATGCCTTGGCGTGGCCGTAGAGCACCCAGCGCTCACGCTCGGGCAGGTCGCGGAATTGACGGTAGGACGGCCAGGGCCCGGCGATCACCGGGCGGCCGTTGGGGCTGGTGGTGATCCGGCCTGGTTTCGGTTGTGTGGTCATTCGCCGATCTCCTGCGAAGGGGTGCCGCGCATCTGGAAGCGCTCCCGACCGGCGCCGAAATCCGGGTGCGTGGCTCGGTGTTGGGTCACGAAGGTGCAGCCGCGCGCGAAGCGCTCGAATACCCTGCTGATCTCGGCCTTTGCCCAGACCGCGAAGGGCCGCGCGTTCAGTTCCTCGTGCTTGCTGCGCACCATGGCGAAGGGGCGCGGGCTGTGCGGCATGTCGCGCACCACCGCGTCGATCACCCTGGGCGGTAGGCCGTACTGCTTTCCGATCCGCTGACGGATAGCGGTGATGCTCTCCATACCGTTGGGGATCGAGTCGAGCAGCGGGTGCGAACGGTCCATGTCACCGACGGTTTCGGCCAGCGCTGCCACCTGCTGCTCGGTCTGCCGCTGTCGCCGCTCCAGATCGACGGTGAGTTGCACGCTGGCCAGCAATTGCTCGGCGGCGGTCAGTGGCCGGGAAGCCTGCTGTTCCAGTTCCTGCCAGCGGTCCACCAACCGGGCGGTGAACTCCGGGCAGAGTTGGGCGACGACGATGATGCTGTCGCGCTTGCCCTGGTCGCCGGTGAAGACGTACTCCTGAGTGGGGCGGCCAGCGGTGGGCTTTTCCTGCATTGCAGGTAAAGCAATCACCCCGCGCTCGGCCAGCCGCTCAATGGTCACGCGTGCATTGTCGTGACGCGACCCAACAAGATCCGCGATCTCGCGGCTGGTCATGGTGACGGCCTGGCCGCCGATGGTGGTCAGGTTCATCGCTCTACTCCCGCCATCTGCACCAGTGCGTTTTCCGTTTCGCCGGTAAGCTCAGCGAGGCGTCGGAACACGTCGCGGTGTGTGTACCAGGCGCACGCCGGACTGACCTTCGCCGCCGACAACGCCATCAGCGCGCCGATCGTGCGCTGTGCCTGCATTAATCGCTTGGCGTGATCTTGCTCGCGCTCTACCCGCCCAAGAAAATCGTCCAGAACCTGCTGCGGGCCGTGGTAGTGCAAGCCGTAGCTAAACGTCCCGCACAGCCTTGACGGAGTGTCCGGGACCAGCCCTCTCCTCGAGCGCAAAGACTTCTTGATATCGAGCTCAGTCATGGCCGCTCCTCCCGGTAATGCCAGACAGAAGCCCGGCGAGGTCGGCGCGTGCTCGCTTGGCGTCGTGGTCCAAACGATCAGGGGTGGCGTATTCCGGCGCGTACTCGCCACGGCCTACCCAGCAACGGTTGCCGGGGAAGCGGTCGTTCAGCAGATCGGCGCCACGCTGGGCCTCTTCCTCGGTCGAGAACGGGGCGACCATCTGGGCTATCGCAATCCCACCCTTCTGAACGGCCGGTGTGGAGATGAACCAGAACAGAATTCCATCGCCTGAGGACGCACGCTGAAACGCGTCGCCGGTATCGAAGCTCCCAGGGTTCACAGGTCACGCTCCCGATAGGCGGCGCCGATCTGCTGGTTGTAGCGGTAGAGAAAATTCCCGGTGTACAAGATGATCCGCTCGATCAGGTCATGAATCTCCGTCACAACGGGGTGCCCTCGACCACCTAGGGCAGGAACGACCGAGTCCATCAGCAGAGCCCGAAGTTGCGTCATATCGCTTCGAGCGTGGTTGAATAGATCGAACTCATTACGACTGAGCTCGACCCGCTCCATCATCTCCCCGTCGACAGGAAGCGGAGGACGAGAGGCCTGTGCCTTCGAGAGATCAGACATGACCACCTCCCAGCGCGTCCTTAACCTCGCGCTCACGGGCTCTCCATTCGAGGTAGCTCTCGCGATCAGTCCTTTCGACATCCTCGCGAAGCCCAGGGACCAACTCGAACAGGACCGTGTCGACCTGCTTGCGATGCGCGCTGATTTCGTCCGCCTGCTGCGAAGTGCCATCGATGGCGCGCTCGGCCCACTCGGGGAGTTGCCTTTGTAGCCGCATTTCGTTGAGGATCGTCCAGAGGTGCGAGGTCAGGTCGCGCTCTGCCCGAATCCCCTGGCGAAGCATGGTGATTGAGGCGCTCATTGCTTCCGCTCCTTCTGCCGGTTGATGCGATCCGAGAGGACCTGTTCGAGCTCCACCAACTGGAAGATGCCCCCCCCGATCTCCTCCAGAAACCAGCCGAGACGCTCTGAGGTTTCCTGGCCGACTTCGCCTTCAGCGCCAACGTTCGCCAGCAGATTCCCGACCGCGGCGACACCAAGCGCCATGTTCTGAGCCGCTTGCCGAGCCGACCCCAGGTCTGACTTGATGGAGAGAATCTGTTTATCGGTCAGGTCTTCGCCCGGGACCCGGGAGCACAGACTGCTGAGCAGCGTCGAGAGGTTCATTGGCGGCGCTCCTTTGCATTGAGCGCAGCGGCGATTTCCGCCTCCTCCGCGGGCAGAGGGATGGCGGCATCCACCAAAGCCTTTGCCGCATCACTCAGGTACGCCAGCGCGTGGTAGCCATTGCCATCCATGGGGCTACCCTCGATGAGGGAGATGAGGATGTCGCTGAGCCCGGCCAGAATGACGCTGGCCTCGTCCAATGCTTCCCGCTTGGAAAGTCCTGGGTTGACCTTGAAGAAGCTGTTCTCCGGGTCGATAGGGCGAGCTCTCAGAAGCGCGTTCATGCCGCACCTCCCGCTGCATCCAAGCCCCGCACGCAGCTACTGTGCATCGCCGCCACCACCTCGGTGAGCAGCGCGATAGCTTCCGCCTCTGAGTCGTTCATAGGGTGATCGACGTCCCTGGCCATGCGCCTGAGCAAAACGCAGAGAGCGTTGAGCGACTCCTCGTAACGTTGCATTACCTCTACGATGGGAACCCCCTCGCAGACCTGGAGCGCACAGAGCCCGCTGGGGGTCAGGAGAAATCCAACCTCCTCAGTGGTCGCTAGCTGTTGCGCCTGGCTTGACGTTTTGATATTTTTGAGTTGCATGTTTATGTCTCCCTTGAGACAAAGAAGTACCTAGGCAGTCGCGCCAACGACTACCGACTAAAGGCCTCGCGAAAGCGGGGCTTTTGCTTTCAGGCGAAAGCCTTTCCATGGTTTTCGTGAAAGCCATACTTGCGGTTCGCTTCCTCGCGAGCCGCGATTGCGGCTCGCTTCTCCTCGAAGTAGCCGAGATGGATGAACTTGCCGTCCACCTTGATGCACGCGCGCCACTTCTGCTTTGCGCTGGACCAGCCCACGCCAGTGGTGCCGCTGGAGTTCGCGACCGAAACACGCTTGTTCCGCATGTTCTCGCGCCGAGTCACCTCGCGAAGGTTCTCGATTCGATTGTCAGTGCGAATGCCATTGATATGATCAACTTCGACAGGCCACTCCTGCCGGTGAAGAAACCAAACAAGCGTGTGGATTCGGAAGGAGTGACCATCAACCCAGGTCTGCAGGTATCCATTGCCGTTGATTGAGCCGGCGGGGCGGCCAGCAAAGGAAAACGGCCCCCGCCTTACCCTGTTGATCAGGCTCCCATCGCGATACTCGAACAGCTCTTGGACTCTATCCAGGGTCAGTCGCGGTCGTGGCTTGCTCATTGCTCCCCTCCCACACTGGATGCCTGCACAGCAGCATCAGCGCACTGCCGGATGTGGGAATCGGACGGCAGAATGGGCTCAAGGTCGGCGGAGCTTGTGGGCTGGCCGAAACCGGCACCAGCATTCGCAACCAGGGCGCTGCGACGGGAAGTGGCGAGATATGTCTTGCGCATGGGCGGCGGCCTCCGAGCCGGTAGATTGGTCGGCGTCAGGCAACTGCCGACAGCGCTTCCCACGGGAAAGCCGGACACAGGTCCTCTTTCTTGAATTTTCCGTCGGTCAGAACCTGAGCCCGCTTCGCGACAAGAGGAGACATCCCGTGCTTTCCCCGGACCCATCCAGACACGGTGCTTTGGTCAACGCCGAGCTTCGCGGCGGTCTCGTCTTGAGTCCCAAAGTGGGCGACGAGCTCTTTGTAGATGGTGGTCATAGCACCCCTCCTTATGGGAATACTCATAAGATAGCTCAGGGGAAAACTCATTTGCAAGGATATGGGAACGCCCCTGATACTTTTCGGATGGAACTCAAAGACCGCATCAAGGCCGCGCGCAAGCACGCCAAACTCACCCAGGCTCAACTGGCTCAGCGAGTCGGCCTGGATCAAACCTCAATTTCCAACCTTGAACAGGGAAAGTCGCAAGGAACGGCATATATTGCTCAGTTGGCCGCCGCTTGCGGCGTAAGTGCACTATGGCTCGCCGCTGGGCATGGAAGCATGAACAACAATGAAGAGGTTCCACCAAGAGCCCCGAGCGAAAAGGACTACGCCCTGATTCCCCAATACACTGCTCGCGGCGAGTGCGGCGATGGATATTTCAACGATCATGTAGAGACCACTGAAGGCCTGGTGTTCAAGCGAGATTGGCTGAAGCGAGTCAACTCCAAACCTGAGAACCTCTTTGTGATCTACGCAGAAGGCGACAGCATGGAGCCCTACATTTTCGAGGGCGATGTCGTGCTCTTCGACGTAGCCAAGATAGAGCCTCAGGATAAGCAGGTGTACGTCATCAGGCGACCGGACGGGGGCATCAGCATCAAGCGCCTGAATCAGCAGCTAACAGGCGCTTGGCTCATTCGAAGCGATAACCCCGACAAAACCGCATATCCAGACGAGATCGCTAGCGAAACGTCGGTTCATGATCTTCCGATCATTGGCCGTGTTATCTGGCGTGGTGGAGGAATCGGTTCCTGAGTCACCGCCAAGCCAGCGAGCCCA